CCATGGCCACCCTACAGAGGTTGTTAAATCGAGTGGTTCATATCCTTCTATATCCGCAAAACCAACAATAGCTTCTTCAATTGTCAATTTCTTTGGATCATTCACCATAGGAGTACGATATCTGAAATAACGTTCATAGAAATAACTCTCCACTTTGTCCACTACATCTGTTGGAAAATCTGTTGGTGGTTTCCCATGTGCTATAACTCCTGCTATCAATGGTGAATCATCGTATTTATATCTAGGATCGTTTTTAGATAAAATACATGGAAAAGTCGTTGGTTTAAAAATATCTGTATTTGTTTGAATCAAAGAAGGTTGTATTTTAGTTTTACCAGGGACATACGGTTTAATATCTCTAGGAACTGCATACAATGGTTCAACATCCATTTGTTGTATAGGAAGTTGAACTATACCTTCTTCGAGTGGAATTGCTTCCTCCATTTTCTCACGCACAAAGACATTTTTATCTGGTGGCATTAATTCACTCAACAATTCCTCCGTTAACAATGCGCCATAACCTTCACCTGATGTTAACTTACCTTTTCCTGCAATATGCATTGAAACAATGCTTCTTTGTTCATCTATTAGCAAGAATGATCCACAAGCACCTGTCTCAGAATAATTGTATGTAATAATATCGACAGTTGTATCGTCTGAATTATTAACTGCATCGTAGGTATCTAATGTCTGTTTAAGTTTTCCAATCTCAACTTTCTGTACCGTAGCAAATGGTCTACCTGCTCCAGGTACCAAAACCAAATAGCCTTCTGATGGAAATACCTTATTCAATCTCTCATCTTTTATAAATCTAGATCTTATATCCTTAAACATAGACATTCCACTTGGCACTTTGAATAAACACATATCTGATGTTCCTGATATGGTAAAATCCTTTGCACAATAAGTATATTTGTAAACATGTTCTGAATTCACAAATTTAACCTCAAAGTACATTAGATTTTTGTTTATTTCCATATAATCATGATAATGTTTAGGCATGATCATATAATGTGCTACAATACCCATTCCATACAATTTTCTTTTGATGTTACTCTCAGTATCATAGTATGCTCTTATTTCAACCATATTCTCAATAATTCTGTTCTTCGTACTTTCAAACGCTGTTGGTTGCGCCAATGCAGAATTACCTATCTGAACTCGTGGTCTTAAATACCTCACCTGTGTTTTAGTTGGTACGTGTTTTGGCCTACTATAATCATAGATTGCAGTAGCCTGTGAATCTCCAGATTGTCCTGGTATTAGTTTCTTAACCAAGTATACTATTGATCCCAAAGCTGTTATGTAACCTATGATTTTTCCTATCCTTCCACATTTCTCCTTCAAAAATGTTGTTAAATCTACTTCTTCAGCTTTCTTCAATTCACCTACCACGTTATCTTTCAACTTATACGAAGCAGGAACAAAATATGGAGGAATATTATAAAAACGAGTCCAATCATCTATAGCTTCATCATTCAACCTAGTCCATGGTTCAGATCCATATGTCAATTCCCATTCGTAAAGAAACCAATTATACCATTTCTTAAAATCAAGTTTGAGATGACAATCTTTGCTACAAAATGCATCAGGAAGGGTGTATTTAACTTCACCTTGTTGCATTATTATTATA